CTATTGCAAAGTTGGTAATCGGTTTAGGCCGCCACCAGCAACTTGCAAGAAATACATATTTAAAAAAATTATAAAAATTTCGTGCCGTTTTGCTGCATAAATTTGGACCGCCACCCACCAAGATTTCCCCTGAGGAGTTCTCCCAGATGTATTTTGGTCGGAAAAAGACGATCTATGAGAATGCAGTGAAAGAGTATAGTATATATGGAGTCAGCAAGAAAGACTCTCATAGCAACCCGTTTGTGAAATGTGAAAAAGTCAAGCCAGGGGGTGCACCTAGGTGCATCCAGCCAAGAAGGCCCAAGTATAATGTGGCAGTTGGGAGATACCTCAAGCATATTGAGCACCGGATGTACAGAGCAATTAAGCGTTGCTTTGGTGATGGTACCAATGTTGTTTTGAAGGGAATGAACACTCATGAGATTGCTCTCGAACTGCATACCAAGTGGAGTATGTTTGATAACCCTGTCGCGATAGGGTTGGATGCAACTAAATTTGATATGCATGTTAGTGAGGGAATGCTCGAGTGGGAACACTCCATATACAACGCCCTGTATAATTGGGACTCGGAGCTAGTTAAGCTGTTATCATGGCAACGTGTAAACAGTGGGACTGGCTTTTGTGGGGATGGGAAACTCAAGTACCGAGTTCGTGGTCGTAGATTTAGCGGTGACATGAATACTGCCTTAGGGAATTGTATTATCATGTGCGCTATGGTTTACACCTACGCTCGGGAAAGAGGTGTAACCATCTCGTTGGCAAATAATGGTGATGACTGTATGGTTTTTATGGAACAAGGTGATTTGAGTAGATTTATGTTAGGCTTTAATGAGTGGTTTTTAACAATGGGATTTAGGATGACTGTCGAGGAACCCTGCTATTCGTTGGAAAATATTGAGTTTTGCCAGATGCACCCGATTAATTTGGGTAGTCATTGGGTGATGGTTCGAAATTTCGAAACGGCGCGGGAAAAAGATAGTCTCTCAATCATACCAATAGACACTGAAGGTGCCTATAGGAAGTGGTTGGGTGCCGTTGGAGAGTGCGGATTAGCATTGGCGAGTGGAGTGCCTGTAGTTCAGTCCATCTATGAAGCATACTGCAGATATGGCGAGAAGAGCCAGATGTCTGCAAGTGTTGCATTTCAGGGTGGGTTTCTGTGGCTTAGCGCTCGACTTGATAGTCGATCCTCAGTGATTAGTGAAGAGGCTAGATATAGTTTTTTCTTGGCTTTTGGTATTACCCCTGATGAACAAGTTTCATTGGAGAAATATTATGCTGGGTTAAATTTATCATTTGGTCCCACAATTTCCGAGGATTTTGACGAAATGCACTCTGCTCCTTTCTAGCAGGTTTGATAATTTCTTTGTTGTTTATTAATTTCCTTTGAAGTTATCTGTCCATGAGTAAAGTTAGTCCAAGTCAAGTGAAACAATTGTTAAATGAAATTAGGCAGGCTGCTGGTCGAGTTCCTGCCACAAATAATCGCGCTCGTCGTAGACGTCGTGCTAGAGCTGCTAAGCGCAATGTTAATTCATTGCCACCATCTTTAGCTACACAGTTTGGGACAATGGGTATGGGGTCTGAGGGGGTTGCTGCGGCGTACTCTAGAAGAATAGTTTCCCAGAATCCGCAGATAATGCGGCAGGGGAATAAATCTTTTAGAGTCAAACACCGCGAGCTAGTTCTCTCCTCCATCAATGCTTTTACGTCGTTCACGGTGACGAATGTGCTGCAAATCAATCCTGGTATTGCGGCCACGTTTCCGTGGTTGGCACCACAGGCTAATCAGTGGGAGCAGTACATCTGCCACAAGTTGGATTTGATTTACGTTCCTATTGTAGCAACCAGTTTTGCGGGTGATGTCTTCATCAGTCCGGAGTATGACTCTTCTGAGCCAACTCCAACGACTGAGGCTCAGATATCCGATAACGCAGATACTGTTGTTGATAACCTATGGAAAAGTATAGTCTGTTGTCTCGACCCTGAAGCTATGAATGGCATTGGCCCGCGGCACTACGTTCGACCATGTGCGATTGCTGGTGATATCAAAACTTTTGATGTTGCCAAGATATTTGTGGCAACCAACAACGGTTCGTCTAATAACTCTCCATGTGGTAAGTTGTATATTGAGTATGATTTTGAGTTCTTCAAGCCGCAGAATAGCCCTTCCCCGGATACTTATCCCCAACAAACCTCGTTTTTTACGGGGGTGAATACTTCACTCACAACTGCAACAGCAGCAACTCTAAGTTGGAACACTGTATATGATCCATTGAGTATCGCCACAGTTACAACCAATAACCCCTCTTTTACACCACCTGCCGGTACGTACAGAGTGGAGGCGACGGTTACTGTGTCTGATACTGCAAATGAGACATTCAGTGGAACAATCTCCATCTATAAGAATGGAGCGCAGTTTAGCTATGCAATTAATGAGTGGATTTCGCCAGGAATAGCATGCGTCGACCTGTCCTTCATGGAACGCCTGGTGGCCTTCGCCCGGGAGCACGAGGTGGTGCTGGTGCACGACTTCGCCTACGCGGACCTGGGCTTCGACGGGTACGAGCCGCCGTCCATCCTCCAGGTACCGGGGGCCACCGACGTTGCGGTGGAGATCTACACCATGACCAAGTCGTTCTCCATGGCCGGCTG